ACTGCGGCTGGTGTGAAAAGCGCCGATCGTTTCGTGTCGATCGGCGCACAGTTTATCAGATTGAAGCGGTAGAACAACGGCGGGTGAAAACTACTCAGGTTTGATGTTGTCCAGCATCTCCGTGTAAGTGCCCATCTCGTTCCGAGCCGTTTTCTCTGCATTGGCGCGGGCGCGTTGCTGATCTCTCTGGCTCTCGTATGAGTTCGGGTTCCAGTCCTGACGCTGCAACGACGCAGGCGTCTTGCGTGGGGCGTCGAACTCGTTGCGTCGCGGCGGCGCTCTACGCCCTACTCGGGTTTCCAACGTGCCGCGGAATTCCTTGCGGCGGTTTCCGTACTTAACCGCGTTCGCGCGCCACTGGCTGAGCTTGTTCACCCCGCCGCCCGCGACGAGTTCAGGAAAAGCCGTGCGCTCGTTGTAGATACGACAGATGTTCTCGAACAAGGTCAGACTGATAACGACGACGAAATCGCCGTTGGCGCCGCGCACGCGATCGATGTGACGTGAACCCTCCTTGAAGCGGTCCTGTATCTGCTCGACATGCGAGTTCGGTCGCAAGCCGTAACGATCCGGCAGAAATGCGCACGCATCGACCCACGACACGTACGGCTCCAGATCATCAGGCTTGGCGACGTTCGGCGCCGCGTAAAGCAGGTTCACGGGCTTATCACACAGAAGCGCCTCCTGATGAAAGCGAGCCCTGTGACGTTGCTCGGGTGTGGGCATGTCCGCGCTCGTACCCATCGCAAGCGCCTTGACCGCGGACTCTCGGGGCTCAGGCATGCCAGCAGGCGCGTCGGCAATCGGAAATTTCCGAATTTTCACCCACGCGTCCATCTGGCGGCGCATCTCATGCTGAGGCGGCCGGTTCAATAGCCACTGCATGACGACAGGGTGCGAAGTAAAGCGAGTCGCTGCATGCCCCCGACCCGGAGTGACGATTTTCTTCGTGTGGTCGGGAGCATAGTCCACCAGCTGCGAACTGTTCTGAGAGATCAGGCCCACCAGACGAACGAGGTCGGATGAACACCACATGAGACCCAGCTCCCCGTCCACAGCGCAGCGAAGCGCTCCTTGCGCAGTCATCCCGTCGTCCGAGAGCAGGCCGTCATACTGGAAAATTCGAGGCATTAGGATTCCTGTGCGGTTATAAGGTAAGAAAGCGGCGTTCGGCTGACCGATTTCATCGACAGGTCCAGGAAACGCCCCCGAGGAATTAGACGATCTCCCGGAAAAACAGAGGCGATTCTCAGAAGTTGCCGAAAGCACGAAGCCGAGCGACGACAGCTTACCTTATATAAATCAATTAAAGAGATTAAATTATAAAGTAAGAGCCATGTTTTCAGGTGCTGCGGTGATCAGTTTCGCTGCGCATGCTATTCGCTGCGGGATTTCGGAAATTTCCGATGCTGCGAAATCGCTGAAAGCCTTGCTGGGCGGCAGGTGCACAAGTCGCGGCAGGCTCCGCACAAGTTGCTGCGGCGTTGCTGAAAATGAGACAATTATCGCTGTAAAAGGTATTGCTAGTGGCGGATGTGGTGCATTAGGTCGAAAATTTGCAACAATCGAACTGGTATGCAAACACGCTTTCGCACTTTATATTCCACATTACTAGCAGGTCGCCTCGACTTGTGCGAAAAACGGCCTGACTTGTGCGCAATTGCTAGTGCAAAAGCACTGATTTTCCGCACAAGTCGACCCAAAATCCGCACAAGTCGCGGTCACAAACGCCTCTCAAAGGTTGAATCTTCCACGTTTTCGGAAATTTCCGAACGAATATGCTCAGAAACTGCCGAAAACATCGGAAACGACTTGTGCACTTTCAATGCACAAGTCGTTTCTTCTCCTGACAAACGCCGGAAAAGAGAATTCTCCTCACGCTGCGGAACACCAGATCACGCCCCACGCGAGACCCAGAATGAGGCCGGCCGTGCACGCTGCGACCACGCACAAATCGCCCCGTACGTACACCACAGCGAGCTTCGGAAATTTCCGAAACAGAACGCGCTTCACTGCGCATCTCCAGCCATTGCACGCGCCGCTACTTCGTCGCTGTTTTCCAGCGCATGAACCAGATCGTCAACCATAAGGACTCCTTCGGAAATTTCCGAAAATGATGCACTCAGAAAGCGGGCGTGATTAGTCCCCGCCAGGCAGATGACAGCACATGTACAGCGCTGCGGCGCGCTGCAATAACAGCGCGCGCCGATTGGTTTCAATCGAACGCTTGCCGCGCCGTGTAGTGACGCGCTGGCGGGTCGTTTCGTCGTCCGCACACTGCGCCGCTTGTTCGAGTAATTCGGAAATTTCCGAATCGAATTCGTATCGGCCGCGCTCGCCAATCAACTCGTCAGTCAGCGCGTCGCGCATCTCTACATACGCTGCGCCTTTCGGAAATTTCCGAAAGATCGATAACGCCCGTTGACGATCGGCGCCGCGATAAATCGCCGACCATGCACCGTTACCCGTACGCCAGAAAGTGGCGTAACGCGCACGGTGCATATCGAACGGGCGTGGCGCGCCATACACTTTCGGGTATGCGCCGCCCACTTGCGAGCCAATGCGCGATAAGGCGCTTAGCTCTTTGTGCATGTCATCCATGCGAACCCCCAAAAGCACGATGGAACGCGTAAGCGCTCGCTACAGGCAAGCGCTTACGTGTGCGCACGCTTACGCATGCGCGCACCGTACTAGATGCTTACGCGAGCGTTTCCAGCGTCGCGCGCAGCGTGTTGAGTTCGCCTGCCCATGCACCCAGGGTATCGGAACCCAGGGTAGCGGCGTTCGCTGCTGCATCGCTGATAGCGTTCGCGATGGTCGCCATACGCTCCAACGTTGCCGCGATATCGGCCGCGCGCGACGTTGCACCCGCTACCAGTTCCGCACGCGCCGCTTGCTCTGCATCCGGCGCGCCAGTAAGGCCCGCATTGCCCAGGGGTGCGGATTCGACCGGCGTTTTCTCTACTACTGCCGCTTTGGGTTGCAGGGCATGGAGCGACGCAAACCCGCTCACGTTGCGCACGGCGTCCAAATGCCCCGCTTCAATCGCTTTTGCGCACATGCGGAAAACTTTGAGCGCGTACTCACGGCGCGCGTCTTTCGAATCCGCCCAGGCGTCGCGCACGATACCGCGCGCGGACTCGTCACCAACGTGCAGATACAGCGCGACGGACGAGAGAAAGAAACGACCCTTCGACGACTCGTAAGCGTTACCGTCTGCAACGAAAATGTCACGCGCGGTCATATCGTCTTGGAACAGCGCGGCAACCTTGCCCACGGGGGAAAGTGCGCTGTAGTGGGCGCGCGCGTCGCGGGGGAGCGCTGCGCGGACTTCAGCAATAACGGCGTGCTCTGCGGTAACAGCGTGCTGCGCGGCAACCTTGCCGAAAGTGGCGAACACGTTATTGGACTTAGCGATAACAGCGGAAGAAAGAGCTTTCATGACATACCTCTTTGAGGGTAGCGAATCGTCGCTAGGCGTCGCGCCAGGTAGGGCGCTTACTTCAGATACAACGTACTACAGGACGAATAATACACGATAAATAGTGTTAATGATAATAGCCCTACAATATCTAAGGTTATTTAGTGTGGGGTATCGCACACTTCAGACAACACTCTTTCAGCTACCTTACACACGACATTATAAGAGTAATGTCGTGTTGACATGCCAGAACTAAGGCGAGTGAATACTTAGCGCTTTGCGAGGGGGAGCGGGCAGACCATCGGAAAATTACGATGCAGGGGCGCTTACCTACCCTGGCGTTTTCTCCAGACCGCGCGCGAGGGGGCGTAACCACCCCCCACGAAAATTTTTGCTCTAGAAATTTCCCCTACCCTTACAAACCCCTTACGCTTGACATTCAGCCCCAATAAATCTACCCTCTCGCCATGAAATTCAATGACGACAACCTTTTCGACGAAGAACCGACGCTGCACCGGGTCGATTCCCGCGCGCAGGACGTCATCAAGCAGATCGCGGACCTCAGCCCTGAGGACCAGCTGCTCGTGATGATGGCCGCGCGCGCGATGAACCCGGTGAGCGCGGAGGACATCGACCTCGAACAGGAGATCGCCGAGCAGCTCCGCGCGGCGCAGTACCTCATGACCGAGGTGCTGGTGAGCAAGGCCAACACGGCGAGCAAGACCGGCGCGCTCTCGGCGGTCTCGCGCGCGATCAAGCAGCTCACGGACCTGCAGGTGAAGACCTACAACATCAACCGCCTGCGCGCGCTGGAGAAGGCGCTGGTGACGACGCTGCACGGCCACGCTGACGGTGAGCAGCTGCTCGCGCAATGGCGCGAGACCTTTGAACGAATGAGAGCCTCGGGGGCATGATGGAACTGACTGACAGCGAGATTCAGGCATGACCTCAAACACCAACAGGCTCGACGGAATGGATATGACAGATGAACTGATCAACCTACTACGCGAGATTCGCCCGAGCTTCAGCGATGTCGGCTCGCGCGATGTGGATACGCTCCGCAAGCAAAACCAGATTGACCGCGCGCTCGAACTGCTATCTGCAAGCAAGCCTGCCGTGATTGAAGGGTGGAGGCTGGTGCCGGTTGAGCCAACTAACGCGATGACGTACGTAGGTCAGAAACACCGCTACGAACCCGTCTGGAGCATCGGGGCGATCTATCGCGCCATGCTCGCCGCATCCCCTGCCGCGCCAGCGCAATCGGGGGAGCCGATCTATCAGATTCGCGGCACGTTGCGAGAAGGTCATCCGTGGCACGACGTTGGAATAGAAGGCTTCAGGCAGGCTGAAAGTCGGCACAACTATGAGCGCCGCATCGTCTACGCCGCCCCTCAATCATCCCAGCCCGCGCCCTCTGCCGTGGTGCTGGACGATGAGCGGGCGGCGCTGATGTGCGAGCGCCTCCGGAGTATGGGGCTCGCGACATGCAACGAAGCAGCGGACATGGTTGAACAGCTTGTTCGCGCCGCACCTGCCCCCATCCTGAAGATTCAGGAGGCCATCGAAGCGGCGTTGGACGAACTGCCCGCCGGTGAGGTGGTGGCGTTCATCACCGGCTCGTTCGTCGGCCTGATCGAGGCACTTGCCAAGGTCAACGATCACGACCCGAGCGTGGACATCAGGATCGACGGCGGCACGTCGCGCGACATCACGATTCACGCACCGAAATGACCGACCACACCCTGACCGGCGACCAGTCCACCCACATGCCGACGACAGCCAGCGAGTACATCGCGATGGGTCTGACGACGCCCGAGCAGGTGCAGCGTCACCGCGAGTGGATGGACGCCCAGCGAACCGCCGAGCGCGTCGCCATCAACCACTACCGCATCCAGCTGGCGGGCTTCATCGCGCGCCTGCACAACACATGGCCGCACATATGATCAGCCACCCCTACACCAGCGCTCAGCGCGGCACATGGTACCGCCACACCGCCAACGATCACACGCTCTGGTGGGATCAGCGCCCGCGCGCCCGATTCACTGACCCCAGCATGGAGCCGTGGACCGAGCACGAGCAGCCGGCGATCGTCCGCGCGCGCATCGCCGACGGTTGGATCACGGACAAGGTGCGCGGCGAGCCGTGGCTTCGAGCCGGCAACTTCGGCCGTGCCCCCGCGCTGGAGGCCGGCAGACCGAGCCCCGCGCACGCATGGATGATCATTTGTGCGTTCAGCTACCGCATAGTCGAGGGCGACGCGTTGGCCTTACGCAGGGAGCTGATTGACGTCATGCGCAATGGCGATCACATCAGGCAGGTAATGCGTGGTGACGAGAAAGTGTTCGTCACCTACGACGAGGCAGGTATCTCCGTCGCGAAGGAGCACCCGGACGGCACGATCGAGATCCTCGACTGCGCGGTGCTCCCGCAGAGCAAGCAGACCGGCTTCATATTTGACAGCGGCCCGCGGCGCGCCTACATGATTGAGCCGTGCAAATGGCCGGGCGCGGCCCGTAACCCGGACAACTTCGGCTTTCCACCGATAGACACTGAATGAAACCGCGAGCAAAACGCCACTACCCTCCCCGCGCCGTCGGTGTCATTTCCGTACCGATCGCCCTCGTGCGCAGCGTCTCCGAGCGCACCGGCGTGCCGGAAGACACCGTGCGGCTGATCATCACGACCGCGCTCGAAGACATCAAGACGGCCGCGCGCACCACGCGCGTGTCGTTCCGCAACTTCGGCACGTTCCAGTCGACGACCTACAAGGGCACGACGCGGGCGATGCCGAGCGACCCGAGCACGCTGGTGACGTTCCCGACGCGGCGCCGCCTCGTGCTGAAGGCTGTGTCTGAACCTGAGTCTGACGACCCCCAAAGGAGCCTGCTATGAGACGATTCCCCCGCCCTTCCCGCGAAGACCGCTCGCTGGCGTTCTCCTACCACCACTTCATCCACCGCAGTCGCGCGCGGGCGACTCTGTTCGCCTACACGGGGATCTGGCTGTGAGGTGGACGAGTGAACAGCCCACGCAACCAGGCTTCTACTGGATGAAGATAGGTCCGGACGACCCAGAGCCTGTCGTGGTGGAGATCAGCGGCACAGACAGGCTGTACGTGCACGAGTCGGGTGTGGAGCGGGACTACTCAGTCGAGGCCGTGCCCTACGCGCTCTGGTGCGGCCCGCTCACGCCTCCGGAGGCAGAGTGAAATTTCAGTCGATCGAGACGTGGTACTTGAGGTCTCGCGATCTGACCGGCTTCGTCGTGCGCTGCCCGCTGTTCGGTCGGCGCGACGAAGTGACGGCGCTGCTGACAGGCGACCATGAGATCGACGGAGTGATGAGGACGGTCGTCGCGGTGGGGGGGGTGCCCCCCCCTGGCTGGTGGCCCCCCCCCCGCGACGGCGTTCTGGTGTCCCTGATGATTCGAGGCAAACTATGACCAAAGGCCGCCGCAAGCCCACCCGCGAACCCGTCCAGCTCGACATGTTCGGCGGCATGTCGCCGGCCGCCGCGCGCGAGCACCTCGTCGCGGCGGTGGACCGCAACGGCCAGTACGTCGACTGGGACCGCGACACGGGCAAGCTCAACGTCTACGTCAGCGAGCGCGGCGCGGACGACGGTGAGGTGACGCTGGACGGTCACTTCACGAAGCAGGATCTGGTCGCACTCATCACACTTTGGCCTGCGACATAAGGCTGGTGTAGAATCGCCAGCGGCCGGGTAATAGCTCAACGGTAGAGCCTCACGCGCAAGCAGCCGCCTGAAGGTCGCGGGTTCGACTCCCGCAGCCCGGACAAACACCTCCCGCAAAGCCTCACCAAAGCCGCCCTCGCGCGGCTTTCTTTTTGCGCGTAACCCCTCAGATTTACGCCAACTCAAAGTATTTTTCGGTCAGAATGCGGCCAGCGACCACGTCGCCGCGCGCAGTCCCACACCACCTGACCAGTGAGTTCGGCCATGACCAACGACAGACCCAAGTACAAACCCTGCCCGTGTGGCTGCTCGGCACGTATCGAGGCGATGCTACGGGCCAACATCACCCCGCCACGCCGCACCGGCCGGCGCATTGCCCGATGGGCAGCCTCGCGTCTACTGCTCGTTGTGGCCGTAGCTGTGTTGTTACAGATACTCATAACGCATTAAAGTTACCGATTCGCACGTCGCTATGTAAGTGCATGCGGTAAAGTGTACGTGGGCGTACCCACCCACGCGCCCGTGTGCAAAGCCAGCAACCCCCACAGCGTTCCGTGCGCCACCCTGCATGCACGGAACGCTATCGACGCTTCCTCCTGTATTTACATGTGTATGTACAGCTACACGTACGTATATACGAGCGTATGTACAGGTGCGGAAATGTGCGGATTCGCACACTGAAGTTTGCTAACAATTACGCATTGATTTATCGTTTACGGTCAGGCCATACATAGGGGTTGCCATGTCCGTGATCGCATTTGTGTCACAAAAGGGTGGGGTGGGGAAGTCGACCATTGCGCGTGCGTTGGCGCGCGAGGGCGCGGCGAACGGCATGCGCGTCAAGCTGGCCGACCTCGATACGCAGCAGTCGACCAGCATGTTCTGGCAGATCACGCGCACAGGTGCAGGGATCGAGCCGGTCGTCTCCGCAGAGGCGTTCAAGACCGCTGCGCAGGCGCTCGCCATCGCGAAACAGTACGACCTGCTGGTGATCGACGGCCCGGCGCGCACGAGCAAGGCCACACTGGAAATCGCGCAGGCAGCGAGCCTCGTGGTGCAGCCGAGCGGCGCGAGCATCGACGACCTGCGCCCGGCGGTGCGAGAGTTCCACGCGCTGGTGAAGGCGGGCATCCCGGCAGACCGGCTGCGCTTCGCCCTGTGTCGCATCGGCACCGACGCGGAGGAGGCCGACGCCCGCACCTACCTCACGGAGGCTGGGTACAAGGTGCTCGACGGGTGCCTCGTCGAACGGCCGGCGTACCGCCGCGCGCAGGGTGACGGCTACTCGGTGACAGAGACACGCTACTCGGCGCTCAACGCGCGCGCCGACGCGCTGATCCAGTCCCTCATCGACGCGGCAGGGTGACGAGATGGCGACATTCAAATCGAAGGGATTTGGCGCTCCGCCGACGATCGAGGACGCGAGCCCGAACCTGGACGAGCCCGAAGCGTTTCAGCCTCCCGAAGATGAGCCACAGGGAGAGCAGGGCGCCGCGCACCACTCGCCGTTCCCGCGGCGCCGCGAGCCCACCCAGCCGATGAACTTCCGCGTGCCGCTCGTGCTGTTCGAGGAGCTGCGCGACTTCACGAAGGAGAGCGAGATCCCGATGACCGAGATCGCGGTGGCGGGCATTCGCAAAGAGCTGGCTGCGTTGAAGAAAAAGTACGGCGTGAAGTAGAATCGGGCCGGGCGCCGCGCGCAAGCGCGTCATCGCGGAAAGGGGAGTGTGATGGACATTGAGCCAGGTCGGCAGCCCCGTCCTGCCTGATTACTCCACCAAAGAAAAGCCACGTGACTGCTCAATGCGCCCACTAAGCCCGCACGACCTCATACCCCGTGCGGGCTTTTTCATGTGCGCTCGGAAACGCAACTAGCCGTCAGCCGGCAGTCGCAGGGGCGGGCAGACCGTTGGTTGCCTTTTCTGCAAAACTGCTTTTAATAAGATTTAATCTTGTTTTTAACAGCTTTCACACTGTTCAAGTCTTTGATTTTAAAGGCGAAAACTAGGCTTATTGGGGCTTTTGACCGGGTTGAAAGGGGCAACGACTCGGGTTATTGGGGCTTTCGGTCGGGTTATTGGGGCTTTTAATCCGGTTGAAAGGGGCAAATAGTCGGGTTGAAAGGGGCAACGACTCGGGTTATTAGGGCAAACGGTCGGGTTGGTGCCTGATTGTGGATAACTTCGACTTTGCACCAAAGCGCAACTGGTGCTACCGTAAACCCAAGCCCCATGAACCCGATTGGATGCCCCAATGAGCGAGATTGCTGAAGTGTCCGCGCCGGAAGAAACGCGCACCTCGATAGGCGAGCGCTGGGTAACCTTCGCCAACGACCTGACGCGCGCCGCGCACAAGCTCACGCTCGGCGAAAAGCGGCTCGTTGCGGCCTGCATCGCGCAGGTAAAGTCCGACTCTCCGGTGCCGACGGCCTCGGAGCGCGACCGGAAGATGTTCACGGTAACCGCTGATCAGTACTGCGAACTCTACGCTGTCGAGCGCGAGACAGCGTACGGCCAGATGAAGACCAATGCGACGACGCTGTTCGGAAAAGAGATCCACACGGTCAGGCCCGACGGCCGCGCCGGGCGCCGCGTGCGCTGGGTGCAGGAAATCCAGTACAACGAGGGCGAGGCCAGCGTGACGCTGATGTGGAGTGACGCACTCTGCCTGGCGCTGTTCAATCTCAAGGACCAGTTCACGACCTACAAGCTCCGGTACGCGGCGAATTTGACGTCGAAGTACGCGTGGACGCTGTTCGAGCTGCTCGCCATGTGGCGCCGCCGCGGCAACTTCTCGATCGACGTGGATCAGTTCCGCGATAAGCTCGACGTTAAGCCGTCTCAGCGAGCCAACTATAAGGAGCTGCGCACGCGGGTAATCGAACCGGCGGCCAAGGAGATCCACGAGAAGTGCGGCATAGTCGTGACGGTCGTCGAAAAGAAGCGCGGCAAGCGTGTGACCGATCTGGCGTTTTCGTGGGAACCCGATCCGCAAGGCACGCTCAACTTCTGAGCGTCCAGGGGTGATAATTGGCATTATGTCAAATTGCCTTCGGGCGCTTTTCCAGTAGCCCATTAATCAGCACTCCTGCATAATCGCGCCAACCAACACGGGGTGCGATATGACGCTCAGCTATTCGAACGAACTGAAGAACGGGCAGCAGGATCTGATCACCACGAAGGTCGGCGCGAACGGCTTCGTGAACTACTACGACGGCGCCCGGCCGACCAACGCCGACACCGCGATCAGCAGCCAGAACCTGCTCGTGCAGTTCGCGCTCGGCGCGGTGCTCGGCGGCGCATCGGTGAATGGCGTGCTCACCGCCTCGGCTATCGCGGACGCGGCCGGCAAGGCCATCGCTGGCACCGGCAAGAGCGCGACGTGGTTCAGCCTGACGAAGGCCGACGGCACGCGGGTGCTCGACGGCACGCTCGCGCAGTCGGGCGGCGACATCACGATCGACAACCCGAGCATCGCGCAGAACCAGGCCGTCAGCCTGACGAGCCTTACCCTCACGAACCCGAACTGAGCCGCAGCTCAGTATGGGCTCCCTGTCGGGATCGACCGCGGCCAGTAGCGCTGCGGTCAACCTCAGCTCGCCCGCGCAGACGGACTGGATTCAGTTCCCTCAGAGCGCGACCGCCCCCAACCGCAAGAGCGGGGGCGGCTCGACTATTTCCCTGCCGACGGCGATCGGCACGGGCGTGGCGCTCGCCGGCTACGGCCCCGACGCGCGAAGCCTCACGTGGGCCGACGGCACGCCGGTCGCGAGCGCCACCAGCGCGGACGGGATCTTTGCCCCGGCCTCGGGCTCGGCAGCGGTCGGCAACGGCTTCCAGTTCACCGTACCGGCCGACACGAACCAGCGCACGGTGGTCATCGCGTGGGGGATGTACGCAGGCGACACCGGGTCTAACGTCGCCGCGGCGAAGCTGGTCGCCACCCTGTCGGACGGTAGCGCGACTGCGGTCACGCACACCCCGACGGGCGTCGCGGCCGGGGTAGCCGCCAGCTACCTGACCACCATCACGTACAGCGCCAACAGCGCGGGTCAGACGCTGAACATCGCGATCACGCTGACGGTGGTCAACGCAGGCGCGGGCAACTACTGCAACCTCACGCTGCAGGCGGCGAAGTACCTCACCACGCTCGCTGCGCGCACCTCGTCGGGCGCGCTGGCCGCGGCGCGCACCACTGCGGCGGGTACGGCGCACACCAAGGCGCGTGCGAGCGGCGCACTGCACGCTGCGGCATCGACGGCGAGCGGCGCGGCCCACGCGAAGTCGCGCGCCACCGCCGCGCTCACGGCGCGCGCGTCGACCGGCGCGGCCACTTCCCACGCGAAGTCAAGCGCGCATGGCTCGACCGCCAACATCGCGGCGCGCGCGGCCGGCGCGGCACAGGTCAAGGCGCGCGCGGCCGGCGCGCTCAACAGCGCCACCTCCACCTCGGCCGGCGCGGCGCTCGCAAAAGCCGCCGCACACGGCGCGCTGGCAGCGGCGGCAGATATCGCGGCAGGCGCCGCCGACGCGCGCGTATCCACGCACGGTGCGGTGACGGGCGCCCTCGCCCACTCGGCGGGCCTGTCGTTCACACAGAGCGTCCCGGTCGAGCACTCGACATCGAGCGGCGATCTGGTCGCCGCGGCCACGTATTCGAGCGGCACCACGCAGACGAAGTCCACCGCGCGCGGCGCGCTCACGGTCGAGCCCACCAGCGCCAGCGGCCAGAGCGTCGTCAGGGCGGCTTCGCGCGCGGCGCTGTCCCAACGCCTTGGCACCGGCGCGGGCGCGGCGCATACGGCCATCTCGTCGGCGGGCGCGGCCACCCCGGCACCATGCCGCGCACGCGGCACGTCGCGCACGGGCGCTGTGGTCGTCGTGCCCCTCGACACGCGCCGCTCCGCGAGCTTCGAGCCGCGGCAGTCGCGGCAGAGTTTCGAGCCGCGCGCGGCCACCGCGGCGTACCGACCACGCAACAACAGATCGAGGCTCACATGAGCACCAACGCACCTACCCTGCTGGACCCGAAAGATCCGGCGGAGACGACCGACTACGAGTTCGATTTTTCGACGCTGCTCGCGAGCGACGAGAACATCGTGAGCTACGCCCTGGAGACGCCGGATGACCTGACCAAGGTGGGCGACAGTCAGGACGGCAAGGTGATCACCGCCTACTACTCGGGCGGCATCGACGGCGCCACGTACCGCCCGCGCTGCAAGATCACGACCGACTCGACCACCCCGCGCGTGATCGTGCGCAGCCTGGCCTTCCGGTGCGAGAAGCTGTAGACTCCGCTCACTTCCCGTAAATCTCCGGAGTCAATATGCACTGGTTAGCGATCCTGACCTCCTACACCATCGTCATCCTGATGGCTTTCGCGTGGCGCGGCGACCGCAGCCGCTCGCGCAAGCTGGAGCGAGCGATGGCGCGAATCCTCCGGACCCGCTACACACACCCCGAGGAGCTGTCCGCAGAGCTGAGCGAAGCGGAGGTTGAGTTCCCCGAACTCGCGCCGGCGGGGACGCTGGGCGTGACCGACAGCAAGGGTGAATTCATCCTTCGCCGCGACGCCACCAGACCCGAGCGCCCGGTCGTCCCGAACCCTGGTGAGACGTTTGAACAGGCTGCCCGTCGCCAGCGCGCGCAGGACGTGTTCGGCGGCCACCAGCCACTGCCCGGCGCTAAGATGCCGCCCCCGCCGGCGCCGAAGGTTAAGCCCGCGCCTGACCAGGACGGTAAGACGATCGAGTCTTGCAAGGCCCGGTTTAGCGACCACATGAACACCCCGTTTGGCGAGCCGCCGATTGTCAAGGCGAAGACCCCGGCCGCCGACCCGCTCGTCTCAGTCGCACACAAATGGGTGCTAGACACCGTCTACGAAGGACCGATCGAGGGTCTGATTGACTCGCGCAGCGCCGCCGAGGCCGCGAAAGACCTACCCTACGAGAAAGAAGTTCTCCGAGTCCTCGTGAAGCACGGACTGATCACCAAGCCATGAACCCCCTGCTCATCTATTGGTTCTGGTGTGCGGTGTTTCTCACCCCGCGCACTCCCTCTGACGCCCGAAAAGATAAGGAATCCTGAATGCCGTCCGGACGCAAGCCCAACACCGAGTGGGTGATGGACGAGTCGAGCGTGTTCGACCGCATGCAGATGGCGGTCGGCACCAGCTTTTCGCACGACGCCGTCCCGAAGTGGATCGAAGAAAACACGTACATCGGCGGCAAGAAGTACAGCTTCGTCGACCACGAGTACCAGCTCAAGATCCTCGCCTCGCGCAAGCCAGAGCAGTACACGAAGAAGTGCTCGCAGCTGGGGATCTCCGAGCTGAAGGTACGGCGCGTGCTCGCGCTGTGCTACATGATCCCGCACTTCTCCGCGATCCTGACGCTGCCCACATCGAACTTCGCCTCGATGTTCGCCAAGACCCGGATCGACCCGGTGATCCGTGAGAGTGAGCCTCTACGGGAGGCGGTCGTCGGCAACAACGACAGCACCGAGCTGAAACAGATCGGTAGCTCGCTGCTCTACATCCGCGGCACGTTCACGCAGAACGCGGCGATCTCGGTGCCGGCCGACATGCTGCTGCACGACGAGGTAGATTTCTCGGATCAGGACGCCCTCACCAGCTTCCAGTCGCGACTCACGCACTCGAAGCTGAAGTGGAAGATGAAGACCAGCACGCCAACCGTGCCGCGCTACGGGATCGACGACGAGTTCGCCAACAGCAACCGCTGGTTCAACTTCGTGCGCTGCTGCCACTGCAACCACCAGTTCATCCCGAGCTACCAGGAGCACGTGGTCGTTCCCGGCTTTCACGGCGATATTTTCTCGCTGGACAAGACGAAGCTGCCGCGCACGCGCTGGCGCGAGGCGTATCTCGCCTGCCCGAAGTGCAAGAAGAACCCCGACCTGAGCATGGACTTTCGCGAATGGGTCTGCGAGAACCCGGACGAGCAGCACAACGCCGACGGCACGCAGCTCTCCCCGTTCGACGCGCCGGGCTTCATTACGGTGCAGGATCTGATGCTCTCGCGCACGGGCTATAAGCGGCTGACCGACTTCAAGAACTTCGGGCTCGGGCAGACCGACGAGGATGAGCTGAGCGGTATCCAGCTGGCCGACCTGGACATGATGCAGATGGTCTACCTACCTGGGTTGGTAGGTTGCGTGCTGGGCATCGATATGGGTACGACCTGCCACGTGTCCGAGTGCTATATCGACGCGGGCAACCACCTGATGCAGCGGCGCGTGCACCGCATCAACTACAAGGAGCTGGACGTCGAGCTGGCGAAGATCGTCCAACGATGCAAGCCGATTGTAATGGTGATGGACTCGCAGCCCTACACCGAGACGGTCTACCGGCTCCAGCAGAAGTACAAGAACCTCTACGCGTCCGTCTACGTTCGGGCCAAGGGCATGCGGCCGTACCGGATGCTCGACGAGGAGGAGGACAAGGTCGACGCGCTGTTCGACGAGCGGCAGATCAACGTCAACCGGAACATTGCACTCGACTTCCTGATGGAGGACATCCGCGCCGGCCTCGTGGGCAACGACCCGATGCAGCCCGAGGAGGATCTGCAGGAGTTCCGCGACCACATGCGCGACATGCGCCGCGTGCGGATGGAGGGCGGCAAGAATCAGCCCGATATGGACATGTTCCAGTGGGTGAAGTCGAAGGTCGAGATCGACCACATGCACCACGCACTGCTCTACGCATGGATCGCCTCGAAGCTGCGCCTCGCCGCGCGCCCGGTGATCGCGGTGTCCAGCCTCGCGTTCATGTCGAAGATGCGCCTGAAGACCACAATCTGAGACACTGTTCAATTTTTGGCGCTGTTCACGCGGCGTGAACGAAGTCGAAAATTGAACAGACTTCAACCCCAGGAATGTATCGAAGGGTAACAAGGGTGGATTAATGCGCGGCAGTCGCTTAAAAATACGCGACGAGTCCTGCCCACCGGAGGTGCTATGTCCGCTGCTGAGCGTTTTGACGCCGCCCTGAAGGGTTTCCGGCACACGCTGGAGTTGCTGGACGAGCCGGGCCGATTCACGCGGCCCGTTCACCAGAGGCCGGTGACTGCGCGGCGCCTGCATATCGCGCGCCTGCTTTTACGCGCCGAGCGTGGCGTGCCCAACACAGAGCCTGACTACAACCCGGCATACTTCGTCGACGAGTTGGATCACCACTAGTCAGTCCCGCCCAGAAAAACCCCCGCAATCGCTCACTGGTCCGAGTGATTTTCTAGCCCGCAGAGCAATCTGCGGGCTTTTTTAATTCCGCTTCGATTAGAATTCCGCTGCTGGCCGCTCCCGGCACCCACCCTAAAAGATAAGGATTCCGAAATGAAAGTCTCTCTGGCACTCGCCCTCACCCAAGTCGCGTTCGGCTCCATCGGCCTGTCGGACGACACCATCGCCGGCAAGCTGCGCGTCTCGATCTACACCACCGACCGCGCGACCGTGGTCGCCACGCAGGACATCGACGACAGCAACGGCAACCCGGTCGCCGTGTTCGAAGGCGTCGCCGCTGGCACCTACATCGGCGTCGCCCAGCGCCTGACCGGCGACGACACGCAGGCCAACCTCGGCTCGCCGTTCGAGCTGAGCTTCGCTGTCGACGAGGTGAGCCCGCCGGCCCCGAAGACCTTCGGCCAGCCGAGCGGCCTGTCGGTGACCGTGGAAGCTGACGCTGCAGCGACCGCCTAAATGATCACGCGGCTGCTGCTCGCTCTCCTGCGATACATCCTCGGCAGAGGTGGGCGAGGAAAGCGTCAGCACCCTGCTCGCACCTTCGGCCAGCCGGTCGGCGTGAGGGTGCAGGTCGAAAAGGATGTTTGACAGAGATCGTCAGGACGACTAACCTCCGGGTCAACGACTGGCCCACCCGGTCGCCAGATCCAGAATACCGGTAAAGAAGTAAGCGCAACCCCCAGCGCACCCAGAAGTCAAGGTCGTTGCAGCAGGGCGACCTGTATCGCAGATCCCCGGTCTGCGGTATGCAGTGCTCAGTGGAAGTGAGTCCATGTTCGGCCCCGACGCCGCGTATCGAAAGGTGCGCGGCGTCTCTCTTTTCAGCGGCTTTCTTGCGTAGTCCTAACTAATCCAGTAAATTTCGGCTCAACACACGGGGTGAGGTATATGGCAGGCATTCGCGAGATGGTAAAAACTGTGCTGGGTTCGCTCGTGGACAACGGGCGCACCGGTGCACAGCAGCGCCTCGCGAAGCACGAGGCCGAGAAGCAGCGGAAAGAACCCACCTCGACGTCGGTGAAGATCGGCGCGCGGCGCGTCCCTACCGTCGCCATCACCGCGCGCGACGGCTCCGTCTCATACGAAGTCCTCGGCCCGGCCACGCCGGCGGCCGGCAGCAGCACTGCGGATCTGCCCGACGTCGCCGACCCGAAGATCAAGGGCAAGGGCGGCACCACCACCCCCACCATCTTCACGACCGCCAAACCGGCGACGACGTCTGCGCTCACCGACACGGATCGAGGGACAACCAACCTCGACCTGACGACACTGCGCAACACCGGCACGACGAAGCAGAACGTCCAGATCTTCTCGAAGGTCAACCCGGAACTCGCCGCGGCGGTCGACGCGTACGTACGCCTCGCGCTCACCAACGCGACCGCGATTGCCTACGACCGCACCACCGGCGCCGTCGACCCGGCGGGCTCTGCAGCGATCCAGCAATGGCTGCGCCAGAACGATGCGATCGGCCAGTACGACCAAGGGTTCAACCCGAACTACACGCTGCGCGCCCTGTGCGAGATGTGGGCGGTCGAGCTGCGCCAGTTCGGCTCGGCCGCGGTCGAAGTCGTGCTCGACCAGGCGCGCGTGCCGACACGTCTGCAGCCGGTCGGCTCGCGCGACATCAAATGGTTTCCAGGCAAGAGCGGCAAGTGGGCGGTCCCGGTGCAGGTGGTGGGCGGCCAGAACGTCTCGCTCGACATCCCGGCGTTCATCTACGTGTCGCTCGACCAGTCGCTCTACACCGCGTACAGCGAGTCACCGATGGAGCCCGCGCTGCAGGCGACCCTCTTTGGCCTGCAACTGCTCAACGACATCCGCCGCGTGATCCGCATCAACCTGCACCCGCGCACGGTCATCACCGTGAAGACGGAGGAGCTGCAGGGGCTGATTCCGCCCGAGGCCCAGCAGGACTCCGACAAGATGCTGGAGTTCTACAACGGGTTCATCGCGCAGATCGGCAGCTCGATCGATGGGCTGGAGCCGGAAGATGCGCTCGTGGTGCTCGACTCGATGGAAGTGGACATCCTCGACCGCGGCAACTCGTCGCTCTCCGCCGAGTACGACCAGCTCTCGAAGATGGCCGACTCGAAGGTCTCCTCAGGCGCCAAGGTGCTGCCCGGCATCATCGGCCGCGGCACGAACGCGAGCAACACGTCGGTCGAGTCGATGATCTTCATCAAGCAGGTCGAGGGCTCCACGCAGAAGCCGTTGAACGAGCTGCTCTCGCGCTCGCTGACGCTGATCCTGCGCATGCTAGGTAGCGACTCGGTCGTGAAGTTCAAGCTCTCGGACATCAACCTGCGGCCCGAGATCGAGCTGGAAGCATTCAGGAATCAGCGCCAGGCCCGCTACATGGAGCTGCTCTCGCTCGGGTTCATCTCGGACGAGCAGGCGTCTATCGAGCTTACTGGCGAGCTTCCGTCGGGCGACTTCACCGCGCTCTCGGGCACACGCTTCTACGAGCCGACCACGGTCGCCACCGCGGCGACGAACCCGTACTCGGGCACGAGCGCGGGCGGCTCGCCGGGGCAGGACGGCGGCGGCGGCAGCCAGAGCGAGCAGCTGCAGAACACACCCAAGTCGGGCAAGACCGGCGCGCAACCCAAACAGTCAAAGGCAAAACAATGAACCTCCTCCAGCTACTCGGCGGTCAGATGCTGTGGGCAGGCAGCGGCGACTCGCTCGCATCCACCCTGCTCGCCCTGATCTCGGACGAGTTCAAGACGGCACGCGCGGAAGCAGACGAAGACCGCCGCGAGTTTCTCGCCGCGCGCGCGGCGCGACATGAGAAGCGTCAGGCGGTGCTCAAGCAGGTGCAGTCCGTGTCGGCCGCGTTTCGCGTCGACATGGGCGACGAGGGCGACGACCAGGAAGAAGAACGCAAGCGCTACAGCTCCGCGCCGCTCACAGTCGGTGCCGACGGCGTCGGCGTGATCTCGATCAACGGCGGCCTCGTCAGCACTGACAAGTGGTATCTGAAGTACATGGGCATGGTCGGCTACCCGCACATCCAGGACTCGCTGGTCGAAGCGTACAAGCGCCCCGACGTGACGAGCGTTGTGCTGCAGATCAAGTCGCCGGGCGGCGCCGTCTCGGGCGTGAAGGAAACTGGCGACGCGATCCGCGCGCTGAACACCTTCAAGCCGGTGTCCACGTTCGCCGACGGCATCATGGCCTCGGGCGGCTACTGGCTCGGCTCGCAGACGGGCGACATCACCGCCGGCGAGATGAGCCAGCTCGGCTCCATCGGCGTGATCATGACGCACCTGGAGTACAGCAAGATGTTGGAGCAGGCGGGCATCACCGCAACGGTGATGCGCAAGGGCGAGTACAAGGCACTGCTCTCGCCGTACGAACCGCTCTCCGACAAGGCCAGGGCTCAGGCCCAGGCCGACATGGATTTCATCTACGAAGCCTTCACGAGCGATGTCGCGCGCGGCATGAACGTCGCGCAGGACCGCGTCAAAAGCAGCTGGGGCGAAGGCAAAGTGTTCTGGACCGATGAGGCAGTCTCACTCGGAATGGCGAATTCTTCAGGATCTCTAACTGATGCTGTTGCAAAATCGCGGCAAAACGCAGAGAATCGCGCCAAACAGACGACTGGCATTTTCCGCCTACCCTCTTAAAGGACATTTGAAATGAGTATCCAGGATCTGATGGCAGCGGCGGCAAAAGCGCAAGCTGCGAAGACCGAAGCCGCTGCCGCAGCTTCTGGTGTGGCGAAGACTGAGATCGCCGTTGCGGCAGAAGCCGCAGCGGGCGGCGCAGGTGAAGGCGCCACGCAGACCACGCAGGCGGCAGCCGCGGGCGCGGGCGCAGCAGGTGACGGCAAGGGCGGTGAGGGAGCGGAGGCCGCGGCCGGTGCGGTGGCGCCGGCTGCAGCAGCCACCGCGCCGGATCTGTCGGCGCTGGTCGCCAAGGTCACCGACCTCTCGATCGCCAACGTCAAGCTCGAAGCCGAACGTGATTCGTACCTCGCTTCGTGCGCGGCGATGATCACGGTCGTGTCCGACTCGCTGGACCGCATGAGCATCGCGCTCGGCGGCGGCAAGATCGATGTGTCGAAGATGACGCCCGAAACGCTCGTCGCGCAGCATACGGCGACCGCTGCGACGTTCGCGGCGAAGTTCCCGATCGGCGGTGTCGCCGCGGTGCCGGCGGGCGCAGAAGTGAATCAGGAAGCGCAGGATGCGAAGAAACATGACCTGTTCCTTCACAACCAGCGCGTCGCAGCGGCTGCGGGCAGCTTCGCTGTGAAGAAGTAAGGCTTTGCCCGATCAAGCAACCCGCCCTTGGGCGAACCCAAAACTTCAGGAGTCCTGAAAATGGTTAAGAAAGTAGTCCTCACGGAAACGTCGAGCGATAACACGCCGGTCGTGACGGCCAAGCTGGGCACCGCCAGCAATTACTTCACCGACGCAGACCGCGGCAAGGCCGTGAAGCTCATCGGCGACTCGAACTACGGCGTGTGCGCGGCCGGCGACGAGATCGAAGGCTTCGTGTCGTCGATCGAAAACTTCACCGCAGACAACCAGACGGTCGGTTCGGTGCGCGTTGGCCCGTCGGGCAACAAGAAGGAAGCGATGATCGCAGCCGCAGGTTGGGCGATCGGCAACTACGTCGTGGCGGATGCGCAGGCTGCGCTCGGCACGTACAACGACGCGATGCAGTTCCCGCGTCCGAAGGTCAAGCTGACCGCTGACCAGGTTGCCGCGACGATCTCTGCGCTCAAGTTCAAGTGGCGAATCATCGCGTGCCTTCAGGGCACGACGGTCGGCGCCGCGAACGGCGTCGTGGTTATCGAGCGCGTCTAAGGCCCACAGCCAGAGCGTAATTAAAATCCTTTAAGGGGAAATCAGAATGAAAGTCACGTTCCTCGACGCTGCGGGCCAGAACCAGCAAGCGTCGCTGCCGACGAATCTGTACCAGCTCGCGCACGACGAAGGCATGACGGTCGACGCGTACCTGTCCAACCGCTACAAGACGGATGCCGCCAAGTTCGGCTCGTCGATGCACCAGATGTTCGCGTCGGCCGGCATCTTCATGAGCGACAACCCGACGCTCGGCATCAAGAAGACCACGGTCGCGGCGGCCATGAACGGCACCTGCGACAGCAACTTTCAGGCTGCAGGCTCGGCCAACCTGGCCGACGCTGTCCCGGCATCGCGCATCCTGTTCCCGGCTGCCGTGCTGCAGATGGTCGAGAACCAGCTGTACGGCAACCGCAACAGCGAGATCGCGCTGTTCGACAGCTTCATCGCTGCGAAGGAAACCGTCGCAGGCTCGCGCTACCAGTGGCCGGTGCTGAACTACGATCGCCCGTCGCAAGCGGCGAGCGCGCGTATTTCGCAGCTGTCCGAGCCGAACCTGATGATGACGCTGACCGCGAGCGACAAGACGGGCACGATCCCGACCTTCGCTCTCGGCCTCGTCATCTCGGACGAAGCGATGAAGCAGAACACGCTGGACTTCGTCGCGCTGTCGATGACCCGTCAGGCAGAAATCGAAGCGGGCAACCGCCTCGACGAGTGCATCTCGGCGATGGTCAACGGTGACGTGGACATCGGTCAGGGCGCGCTGGCAGTGAACAAGGTGTCGGCCTACGACAGCTCGATCACGACCGACAGCGTGATCACGCACCTGTCGTGGATCAAGTGGCTCGCGAAGAACCGCCGCATCCGCCAGATCAACGTCTGCCTGATGACGATCGACACCTTCTTCAAGGTGGAGAACCGCACCGGCAAGCCGATCAAGACGGAAGACTCGACGGCTCAACCGTTCGACCAGACCCCGGACATCATCCCGACGCTGCTGAACCTCTCGCTCTCGGGCGTGAAGGTGATGCTGGTCGAGAACACGGTGATCCCGGACGACGTGATCGTGGGCTTCGACACGCGCTTCGCGATGCGCAAGATCACGAACTCGGAAGCCGAGTACTCGGCAGCTGAAAAGCTCGTGCTGCGCAAAGCGAACAGCATGCGCTGGGACTGGGGCTACACGATCCACCGCCTGTACGACCAGGCGTGGGACGTGCTCTCGCTGACGCACTAAGCGTCGGGCGCCAGCTGGGAGACCCCGGCTGGTCGAGCCTTCAGACGGGCCGGTTGGGAGATCCTGGCCGGCCCGTTTTACATTCAAAACTGGAGCTGACATGAACATCAAGAAAAGCGCGGTGATGCTCGCGATCGAGGAGCGCGCCAAGGCGCTCGAAGAACACATTGGCGCGGCCGTGTCCGTGACCGCACTCGTGGGCGATCTGCGCCACGTATTCACCGGCGTCGTGTTCAAGGTGGGTGCCGCGATTGAGGCAGAGTTTGACGGCTTCCTGCGCGGCCAGCTGCTCGCCGGCCGGGTCGTCGTCGAGAAAGACGGTGTACCGCTCGCCGCGGCGCCCGTCGCGATCGTGAAGCAGGCCGAAGGCTCGGGCGTGACCTCCGACGAAGTGAAGTCGAACGTCGAGCAGCTGATCAAGGAAAGCCTGCCGGCCCAGACGCCGGAAGCGCCGACCGAGCAGACACCGGAAGCACCGAGCGAGCCCGAAGCTCCCGCGCAGGAACCGGAAGCCGCCGTGGAGCAGCCCGCCGCGCCGGCCGCAGCCAAGTCTTCGATCCTGAAGAAGCCGGCCGCTTAAGGAGCCCCTGACGATGCCCATCATCGAGAAGCTCTCTGACGTCGTCACGGATGACGAGCTGCGCGCGATGCTGGGCGTCGCAGTGAAGGAGATGAAGAACGGGACCACGGAGCTGCCGGTGTATCTCCGATCGGTCAAGGTCCAGTCGGATCGCACGGACAAGCGCGCGTGGAAACTCTACGCCGCGCTGGGCGCCGACCGGACTGCGTACTCCGAGGACGAGGAAGCGTTCAGCGACCTGTACCTTACGTTCCTCGCGTGGAGCACCGCGCGCGTGGTCGCCATCGCACTGCCGCAGTTCTCCCCACAGGAGATTGGCGACGGTAAGGCGCTGATGCAGCGCAATGACGACGCCAGCGTGACGACCATCGCGAACATCGACCGGCAGATCGGGGAGGTCGTGCCGCTGCTCGTCGCAGCGATCGACGTATTGCAGCCCGCTCAGGCCGCCCAGGTGACGACTGCATTCAGTGTCGCCACGTTCGGTGCGACTGGCGACCCCGTAACCGGGACATAGACATGGATCTGATCGATTGCGCGAGCTTCTTCGACGATACCAGCGTGACCGCGCCGGGGTCGTCTGTCGAGCTGTTCGTAGGCCAGCTGGAGCTGTTCGACAACCAGATGCGCGACGGCCTGCAAACCGAGCGCCGCATCCTGTCATACGACCCGAGGCAGGTGTTCACGCTGCCCGCCGACGGCATCGTGAGTTTCGCCGGCCGCAACTGGGCGCTTGGCCTCACCTCCCCCGACACATTCCAGTCGGACAACATCCGCGCTGCGTACGTCGCGCATATGCTCGACTCGCAGATCACGCTCGGCAGCGCGGGAGACTTCCTCGCCGGCGCGCCGCGCGCGCCCGTGTGGGCCGGTGTGGTGTGGACGAAAGACTCCAAGGACGGCAACGGCACCGAGGAGGTCTGGTCGCAGGTCACGCTCTACACAGGCAGCGGCGTGCAGGCGGATGACGGCGAGTTCGCGCTCGCGCAGGGCAAGATGTGGCGCATCCGGAGCGCCCACTTCGTCGCGTCAGGAGTCACGGCGCTGGATGCCATCGAGCTGCCCAGCGACACGAGCAAGACGATTCAGTGGGTCTCCGCGGCCGGTTACGACAAGATCAAGCAGAAGCCGGTGCCGGGCGCCACGGTCGACGTCCCTGCCCTCGTCATGCGCTTCTATCACGACTACCGGCTGGTCACGCAGGCCGCGATCACGCCGAAGGACGGAGACCTGGTCGCGCGCGTGCCGCAGAGCGTAGGTGAGATCAAGGCGGGCGACACGGCGGTGGTCGACGGCGTCAACCTCTCGGTGGTGTCGGTGCGAACGTTCGCGGACGCCACCTACTGGCTGCATCTGGCGGTCTGACGTGAAGATCACCAACCTCGCCAGGTTCAACGAGGCGTTCGAAGCCGCGGTGATGCGCGGCATCGAACAGGATGTCGTGCCCGTGTTCAAGGGCGTCGTGATGGAAGCGGCGCGCGCACTGGTGCTGGGCGACTTCAGATATGCGGGCACCCCGGAGTGGAGCGGCAACGCTGCGGCCAACTGGTGGCCGTCAGTCGAGCCCGGCGTGCAGCCCTTCATCGAGTTCTTTCAGGACGTGGCGCGCCCCGGCGACAAGGACTTCACCACGGACTTCAAGCCTCCGTACAGCGCCGCGTCGCCGCGCCCCGAAGCGATCGAGATGTCGCTCGCGCGCGTGGCCGCGTTCCTGAAAGAGCTGCCCCCGATCCCGACGAAGGTCTACATCCAGAACACCGCGCCGTACCTGCAGGAGTACCAGCCGTACGGTGACGGCAAGGTATTCCGGCTGGAGAACCTCTACCCGCTGTCCGCGATGCGCGCGGCGGTCTTTATGAATGAGCGCGTGGCGACTGCCTCTGCGCAGCAGCTCGACGCGTGGAAGAAAGGATTCTGATGAGCCGCCAACTGATTATCGAGACGCTCAACGCTGCGGTCTACGCGGCGCTCGACGGGCTGCCAGTCGATACGTTCAGCGAGAACGGCCCGCAGCCTGATTTCGCGAACCAGTCGCGCGCGTTCACGCTGCACGAGATCGCGATCGACGCGCGCAGCAAGGTGTCGCTAGGCCACGACGGCGTCAAGCGCTTTCGCGGCGCCATCCAGATCGGCGTGTTCGAGAAGCTGGGCGAAGGCACCTCGGTGACGACGCAGGTGTTCGATGCGCTCGACGTTGCGCTCGCAAATCGCAACATCAACGGGGTGGTGATGGGTGATTCGCGGATGTGGCCGGCGGCAAGGTTCGACCAGTGGAATCCTTCAGGACTCCAATATTTATTCACTTTTGACGAGACTGATTGACCGTTTAACGTCAACCCGCGACAATCGCGGCAAACCTATATGGGAGCAGGACAATGACGACGCAAAAACTTGGCGCATCGAGCTTTACGCAGCTGCGGTACATCCCTGAAGTGGATTGGGGCGTGACCCCGGCGACCGGCAATGCGATCGAGCTGCGAATGACGGGCGAGACGCTCGACTTCAACCTGACCAAGGACAGCTCGAAGGAAATCAACTCGTCGCGCCAGGTGCGCTCGCTCGCAACGACCAACGCTTCGGCGCAGGGCGCGGTGAACATCGAGTTCAGCTACTCCGAGTACGACTTCTTCCTCGCCGCCCTCCTCGGCAGCGCGTGGGTCGCGTACGGTACGAGCGGGCAATCGGCGTCGATCACCGCGACGGCGGCAATCGACGGCACGGGCACCGGCCACGACACGCTGACGGCGAGCGTCGCGACGGCAGGCAACGACGCGTGGACGAAGCTCAAGAAGGGCGACTACGTCCGCATCGACCCGGCCACGCCCGCTGACGTGGTTGGTGCCAACGCGGGCCTGATGCTGCAGCTGGACATGGACGGAACGACCACAGTCCTGTCGTTCGCTTCGGGTAGCGGCCTGGTCGCGATGACTGGCAAGAACATCAAGATTTCCAGCCAGAAGCTGAAGATCGGCAACAACATCGGCAGCGCGACGATCGAGAAGAACTTCACCGACGTGAACCAGTTCTTCAGCTACACCGGCATGTCGCCGTCGAAGCTGGATCTGTCGCTGCAGACGGGCAACTTCATCACCGGCTCGCTGACCTTCGTCGGCAAGAAGGGCAATCGCACGGACGTAACCGCGCTTCCTGGTGTCCCGGTTGCTTCGCAGAACTATCGATCGATGTCTGCGGTCGACGGCGTGTGGGACGTCCGGATCGGCGGTGTGCCGGTCGAGACGAAGTACGAGACGTACATCAAGGAGCTGACGCTGTCCTACGACAACCAGCTCGAAGGTCTGATGGCACTCGGCTACCTCGGCGCGGTGCAGCTGATGGCGAAAGAGATCCAGCTCACCGGCGGCATGCAGCTGTACCTGGCCGACGGCTCGCTGTACGACGACTTCGTAGCCGGCGTGACCAACAGCATGTCGTTCGTCGTGAAAGACCCGGACGGCTACGGCTACGCGTTCGTGTTCGACAAGATCGACTTCAGCTCGATGCCGGTGCAGGCTTCCGGGAACGGCCAGTCGGTGGTGCTCGACGCGAAGTGGACCGCGCTGATGGGCGACACCTCGAAGAACTCGCTGACGATCTTCAAACTTTAAGCGCCTTGATATAGGGCACCTGAAACAGTAGACTACGCCTCGACGCTTCGGCCTCGGGGCGTATTTCATTTACAAAGGACTCCTACACATGGACATCTTCAAGAAGTTTGCGACCGACCCGGAAAAAGAGCTGAACGGCACGGTCGTACAGCTCGACGACACGACGTCGCTGCTGATCCGACGCTTCGCCAACCCGGACCATCTCGCGCTGCTCAACGACCTGAACCAGCGCCACAAGGTCGTGCTGAACAGCACGGACCCGAAGGTCGTGCAGGACGCGAAGAACGACATCTCGCGCGAGGCGATGGCAAACCACATCCTCGTGGGCTGGGAAGGCATCGAGTTCAAGGGCAAGCCGATGGAGTACAGCGTCGCGAATGCCAAGGTTCTGCTGGGCCTGAACGACTTCATGGACTTCGTGTTTTCGGCCTCGCGCAACATCGAGAACTACCGCGTCGACGACGTGGCGAAGATCGAAAAAAACTCGTCAGCCGGCTGAAGTGGAACCTTGATTGGGGGGCGCAGCGCGAGTTCCTTCAAGGTGTGTGGCGGCGCAGCGGCAAGATGCCTGCGCCGCTCGCCGAGGAGCCCACGCTGGAAGATCACGAGATCGGCTACTTCGAGGTATTCAGTGGGCTTTCGTCATCGCGCAGTTACGCCGACGGCAGTCCGCAGCCGATTCGGGTCAGCGAGGTTCTCGCCTACTGCCAGCTGATGGGGATTGACCGGCTGGAGCAACGGCAGGACACGCTGCAGATGGTTCAGGCGCTCGACGGCGTATGGATGACGCACCAGGTCGAGAAGATATCCAGAAGCCGCTCCCAGGCTGCAGCCGGCAACGCGCACACGCGCAAATGACGCCAGCCCTTCGGCTGGCGTTTTTTCGTCTGCACAACGATAATGCGGACAACTAAGGAGTTGGCGATGTCAGAACAGGCCGGTGGCGTAAAACTCGAAGTAGAGCTGAATACTGAGAAAGCTCTGGCCGTGTTGCGCGCATTCCAGGCTGAGGTCGCCAAGGTAGAGAACTCCGGAGCCCAGATCAGCAAGATGCAGGAGTCGGTGATTCAGGGCACTGCGATGATGCAGAGGTCGCTCGCTGGCCTGCAAGCGATCGCGGCGGAACAGGAAGTACTGACGCGGCAGGTGGAGGAACGCGCCGCGGCGGAGAAGGCGCAGGAGTCGGCAGCCGATGCGGCCAACCGTGCCGCGCGCAACGCGATGCGCGCGCAGATCAAGGATGCCGAGTACCTGAACAAGACGCTGGCGCAACGCCAGCAGATCCTCGCGCGGATCAGCGCGGCCACGCGCGGTCAGGACGTCTCGGCGCTCAACGCAGACCAGCGCGGCGTGCTCGGCGCGCGTTACAGCAACCTCGCGGTCGACGAATTCGCTAACGGCGGCCTCGCCAACTCCACCCGCGCGCAGCAGCAGATCGCCGAGCGCGAGGCTCAAGCCGTCGCGCAGGCCGCTGCGGACAAGGAGATGTCGGTCGCCCATGCCGAAGCGCTGAAGATCAACAAGGCGCTCGACGACAAGGCGGCGGCCGACCGCGTCGCCAACCTCGAAACTATCCGCGCGCTCGAACGGCAGCTGGAGGCAGACTCCATCGCAGGTGAGCGCGCGCGCAACGAGGCGATCGTCGCCTTGCGGCAGGCGCAGGAAGCCGAGATCACCGCTGCGCACTCTGAAGCGCTGAAGATCAACCGCACCCTCGACGCTGAAGCAGCCGCAGCCCAGAAGGCAGAGTCAGCTGCGCGCGTTGCCGACCTCGAAACGATCCGCCTGCTCGAAAACCAGATGGCCGTTGACGCGGTCGCGCGCGAGCAGGCGCGCAATGACGCGATCGTGGCTCAACGTGCCGCGGAAGAAGCTGAGCTGACGGCACTGCACACACGCGCGCTCGCGGAGAACGCCGCGCTAGATAAGGCGGCGGCTGCCGAGCGAGCGGAAGCGCTTGCGGCGCAGCAGGCGCAGATGGCCGAGGCCGCTGCGGAACAGATCGCCCAGATCCAAGCGCGCGTCGCCGCAGACAAGGTCGCGAACGCTGAGCGCCTCGCGCAACTTGCCGCGGAAAACGCCGCTCTCCGGGAGCAGATGGCGCTGGAGGCCGCGCGCGCGGCTGAGGTGAAGCGCAGCGCGGACTACGAGACGTCGACTATCAGCTCGAAGATGAAGATGCTGAAGTCGATCGCCGTTGCTGAGGCGCAGGTCGGCAAGCTGAGCGACAACCCGACGATCGCAGCGAAGTTCCCGACAGCAGCCCTCTCCGACTACGCGATGATCGGCGCGGGTTCGGACGCCTACCACAAGTTCCGCGCCGAGCTGGAGGCGGTCGGCAAGGGCTCGGCGAGCGCTGCGACAGGCATCAAGGCCACCGCGCAGGAAGCGCGCGAGCTGACCACCATCATCAAGGACGTCATCACCGGCGAGTGGTCGCGCTTTGGCGGGTCGGTCACCCGACTGCTGACCCTCTCGGGCACGTTCGACGGCGTCCTTGGGCTGGTAGGCGGCTCGATCCTCGCCACCGGCCTCGCGATGGGTGCGCTCGCCGCCGCCGCGGTAAAGGGCGCGTCCGACCAGAACCAGCTGAACCTCGCGCTCGCTCAGACCGGCAACTATGCGGGTGTGACCGAGAGCGGCCTGAACGACATCGCTGAGTCGGCTACCCACATGGGCGGCACGATCGGCGAAGCTCGCGAGACCGTCCTGCAACTGGCGCAGTCGGGCCGCTACACAGCTGACCAGATCAAACTGATCGCGGATGCCGCGTCGGCGATCGGCGGCGCTGGCGGCAACGTCGAGAACTTCCTGAAGCAGATCGACGGGCTGAAGGACAACCCGACAGACGGCGTCTACAAGCTCAACGAGCAGTTCCACTTCCTGACGGCCTCGACGTACGAGGCCATCGCCGCAGCCGAGCGCCACGGCGACGCGATCAAGGCGTCGCAGCTCGCCATCGAGGCGTTCGCTGACACGCAGGAAGAACGCGGCAAGCAGGTGATCGAGAACGCCGGGCTCATCACGCGCGCGTGGCACGGCGTGAAGGACGCGATCAGCGAGGCGCTCGACAAGCTGCTGTCGATCGGCAAGGTCGAGACGACCGCCGAGAAAATCGCCACGCTGACGGCCAAGATCCAGGAGGTCAAGAACCGGCCAATCGGCGAGTACGGGATCAACGACACTTCCGGCATGGAACGCGACCTCGCGGACCTGCAGAAGAAGATGGAGTTAGAGAACCAAAATGCGCAGACTCAAGGCAAGCTGGCTGAGGCCACGCTCAAGCAGGTGCAGGCTACGAAGCTGCTCGACGCGGAGCGCAAGAAGCTGCGTACGCCGGCCGACAAGCGCAGGGACGAGGAGGAACTGCTCCGCAAGGGGCTCGCGCCGCTAGTCGGCCTGCCCGCGGATCAGGGCGGCATCACGCAGAAGGACGTTGACGACCTCGTCGCGAAGGCTGCGCTCAAGTATCACGACAAGGCACCCAAGCGCGGTCACATCGACCCGACCGACTACAACGCTGCGCAGGAGCAGGCCAAACTCGACGCGGACGCGCTGAAGAACGCGCAGGATCTGCTCAACATCCGCAAGCAACTTGGGCTCGCAATCAGTGAGGAGAGCTACGCACATATCGAGCAGCTCGCCCTCATTGCGCAGGAGTCCGACTACGAGTCGCGCCGCGAGAAGATCCTCAAAGAGATCAAGAACGCCGAGCGCAACGGCAACCCGAACAGCAAGCGGCAGCTGCTGGACGAACTCGACATTCTGGACGAGCAGAACGACGCGAAGAAAAAGCAGATCGAGCTGGACTATGACCGCGACGAGGTGCAGCGGAACATCCAGCGCGCGCTGCTCAACATCTCGACGATCGAGAACTCACGCACGGCGATCCTGCAGGCGCAGGACGCGCTCTACGGCAACGCTGCCAGTATGGATACGGCGCGGCTGGACGCACTCGTCGAACGCGTCACGATCGAGAAGGCCCAGTATGACCAGGCGCTGCAGATGGAGCAGCTCAAGGACTCGGGCGCCAGCGCGGACGAAGTGGCGTACGCACGCGAGGCCAACAGCCTGAAGCTCGCGCAGCAGATCTTCGAGATCGAGAAGGAGCGGCAGAAACTGCTGATGGACAACGCGTTCACGATTCAGAACGTGTACCAGCAGACGCTCAACTCGATCGACGCGCAGATCGCGGCGCTGGAGAAGGGCCGCACGACGCTCGCCGACCAGGCGGTGACGGGTTTCTCGGGCGGCTTCCAGAACGCGAACAACGCGCTGTTCCAGTCGTTCAAGAGCAAGGACGCCGCGAACAAGTTCACGGCGCAGAACTACACCGGCGAGATCGGCAGCTCGATCTACGACTCGATCACCAAGAGCCTGTCGCAGGAGCTGACGGAGTCCACGCTGAAGGGCTTCCAGGGGCTGCTGAAGACGACCGGCGCTGTGTCGCAGGCCGACGTCGCGCGCGACAAGGCGCAGCAGGATCTGGCGCTAAACACGCAGACGATGACGCAGGCGTTGTCGATCACGATCCCCGAGAAGCTCGACCAGCTGATCGGGCTGAACAACGGCACGATCACGCCGACCGGGCCGGTGGGCAACGCCGCACTCACGGGGGGTGCGCGGGCCGACGCCAATGCAGCAAGTGGCACGCTCGGCGCGGCCGACTTCACATCGCCCGAGGACGCCGCAAAGCTCTACCAGAGCACAGCCTCTGGCGCGGGCAAGGCCACCAACGCGATGTCGCAGTTCGGGCAGACCTCGGACAGCGTGCTCTCGCAGTTCGGGCTGACTGCGTCGAGCGCGGCGGGGCTGCTGTACACCGGCGTAGTCGCGGCAACTTCGGGCAGCTCCAAGGCGATCAAGAACTACGTGGTCTACGCGACGGCGCAGCTGCTCGAACTGTACGCGATCCAGAAGTTGGTCGGTCTATTCGGGTCGGCCGCGGGCGGGGGGATCAACGGCGCAGGCGTGCAGGTAGGCGCGGTAGCGACGCCGACAGTGACGGCCACCCCGCTCTACGCCGACGGCGTCGCATCGGTCGACAAGGACGGCTACATCACGGCGCCGGGCGGCCCGCGCGACGACCGCGGCCTCGCATGGCTGTCGAACGGCGAGTCGGTGCTGACGGCTGCGGCCACGAAGTACTACGGCGCCGATCGCATCGCACGCATGAACAAGATGTCGCTGCCGCGCTTCGCTGACGGCCGCGTAGGCGCCGGCGCCGGTAGCGGCGCAGGCGGCTCGGGCATCTCCATCCAGATCGACGTCGATGCGTCAGGCGGAAAGGGGGGCAACAGCTCAGTGCAAGACGCGGCCCAGTCAGGGCAGCTGTCCCGTGAGCTGGAGAGTTCTGTACTCCAGGTGTTCCAGAAGTACTCGGGTCAGGGCGGCCCGATCTACACCACCATCAAACAGATCGCAGGACGGTAGTAATGGCGAGTGACCTCGAAATCTATGACTGGCTCGTGACCTACGGCGCGAAGAACACGGTCACGCCTGACGTCCTTTCCGCAGTGTTCGGCGACGGCTACTCGCAGGACATCCCTGACGGCATCAACTCGACCGCGGACTCGTGGAGCATCACCTCCAGACTGTCGCCTTCTGACGCCGATGACGCATTCGAGTTTCTCCGCAGGCAGCGTGGCGCTACGCGGTTCTGGTGGACGCCGCCGCGCTACGTCAGCCCGATCAAGGTGAAGACGACGGGAGCTATCGAGAAGGGCGAGGAGAGCGCGGGGTTCGTCACCGTGACAGCCACATTCAAGCAGGTTTTTGATCCGGACTGATGCCATGACCACGACTAACACACTCCAGGCTGAGGTGATGAAGCTCGCGCCCGACGCGCTGATCGAGCTTTACATCCTGGACCTCAACACGATTGGCGTCGCCGCGATCGAATACTTCCATTGCGGCACGAACGAGAACCGCCAGCCTGTTGTGTTTCAGGGCATCACCTACCAGCCTTTCCCGGTGCAGGTGACTGGGTTCGAAATGAACGGCCAGGGGCAGCTGCCGACGCCGAAGCTGGCCGTGAGCAACACGAACGGGGCGATCTCGCAGACGATCCTCCAGTATCAGGACATGGTCGGTGCGAAGGTCACGCGCAAGCGCACCTTCGCGAAGTTCCTCGACGGAGAGCCCGACGCGAACCCGACGCAGGAGTTCCCGCTCGACGTCTACTACGTCGGCCGCAAGACGGCGGAGAACGGCGACATCGTGCAGTTCGACCTGGTGAGCACCTTCGACCTCACCGGAATCACCCTGCCGTCTCGGCAGATCATCCAGAACAGCTGCACGTGGGTCTACAAGAGCGCGGAGTGCAGCTGGGTGCCCGTCACTGGCTACTACTTCGACGCGAACGATCAGCCAGTCCTGCCGGGCGCGGACATTTGTGGCAAGCGGCTCGACAGCTGCAAATGCCGGTTCGCGCGCTTCGGCACCAACCCTGACCTCCCCTTTGGGGGCTTCCCCGGAGTACGCCGCTATGTCTGACGTTGACCTGATCCGAACGATGCTGGCTCTGGCCGAGCAGGAGAAAGAGGTACACCCGGACAGACAGCTCGAACGCTGCGGGGTGATCGTAGAGCGCGGCGACACGCGCGAGCTGATCGAGTGCGCCAACGTCTCGACCGAGCCCCACCAGCAGTTCCGGATCGCGGCGCTGGAGTGGGCGCGGCTCATCGTTGACGAGAAGGTCGTCGCGGTATGGCACACGCACCCCACCACGCCAGCCGAGCCTACCCAGGCGGATCTCGTGTATCTCGAACGCACGGGCCTGCCGTGGCACATCGTGAGCGGGCTGGACCAAAGCCACAGCCTCACGCTGCCGACGGGCTACGTCGCTCCCTACGAGGGGCGCGAGTTCTACCACGGGACGCTGGACTGCTACGCACTCTGCCGGGACTGGTACAAGCGGGAGCTGGGGATCGACCTTCCCGACGTGGACCGCGAATACCTGTGGTGGAACAAGGGCGCGAATCTGTACATCGACCAGTTCAAACAGCACGGCTTCGTCGAAGTCGCGCCCGAGGTCGATGTGAAAAATCTGCGCCGCGGCGATGGGCTGCTGATGCAAGTCGCCTCACGTGTTCCGAATCATGGTGCAATTTACCTCGGCGACGGTAAAATCCTGCACCACGTACAAGATAAGCTGTCCGAAATAACAAACTACGGTGGCGACTGGTTCAAGAGGACTACTCACCACCTACGACACTCAAGCCAGCTATGAGCCGCCACATTGACAACACGACGATTGAGGTGATCCTTGGCGGCGGCCTCGGCGATCGCTATGGGCGCAGTCACGAGCTGGTCGCCAGCACCCCCATCGAGGCGTTCAAGCTGCTGTGCATGAACTACCCGGAGTTCAAGCAGGAGTTCATCGACGCGTCGCTGGCCGGCGCCGAGTACCAGCTCGTGGTCGACGACCGACGCGGCGTGGGAGAGATGGAGCTGACGATGCCTGTGGGCGGCCGGAAGCTCGTGATCGCCCCGGTGCTCGCCGGCGCCGGCGGGAAGATGTTCAGCGCGATCGAAGCGGTAGTCGGCGTGATTATTCTGGCTGTCGCCTGGTGGAACCCTCTCGGGTGGGCGGCAGGCGGCGCTCTGATGGCCGCTGCGGTCGGCACCGGCGTGTCCCTGACGCTCGGCGGCATCACAGGGCTGCTGACCACGGTCCCGAAGGCCAATAGCGCGGCGGCCGGCGGGGACAGCCTCAGCTCCTTCTACTTCAACGGCGCTGCCAATACGCAGCAGCAGGGCGCTCCGGTGACGCTCGTCTACGGCCGCATGCTGGTCGGCTCGACGGCCATCTCGGCCTCGCTACAGGCGATCGACATGTCGCAGGCACCAGCTGAAACGGGGAACCTCTCTTGAACGCTCGCGTACCCTTCAACAGGCTCCCGCTCGCGGGCGGTATCCCTGCCCCGAAACGCGTCATCGCGCGCATCCCGAACGAGCCGCCCCGCGGCGCCGGTGGCGGCGGCAAAACAGGCGGCGGCTCAGGCACGACCCCGACGGAAGATCCGGATTCGCTGCAGTCCGTCGCCTTCGTATCGGTGCTCGACCTGCTGTGCGAGGGCGAAATCCAGGGGCTGGTGAAAGGCGGCTTCAACCCGAGCGTGGCCGGCGTGGAGTCGGACTCGATCTTTCTGGACAACGTGCCGGTCACGTCCAACGGCGCGCCGAATTTCAACGGCTACACGGTGGCGTGGGTCAACGGCACACAGGCGCAGGGCGTCATCCCCGGATTCGGCTCGGTCTACTCAGCCGTGAATCTCGGCTCCGAGGTCAAGGCCGGCGTGCCGATTCAGGCGTCGGTCGACAACCCGGAAGCGAACGCTGTGGTCGTCACGGCGTCGGTGGCGCAGCTGTACACAGTCAATACGTCCACGGGCGACGTCAAGGGATCAACAGTAGACCTGGTCTTCGAATACAGGCCCACGGGCAGCGTCACGTGGATTCAGGGCGCTGCGCTGACGATCACGGGCAAGACGCGCAGCAAGTATCAGCGCAGCCTGCGCTTCGATCTGACCGGCGCTGGTCCGTGGATCGTACGTTGCCGCCGCATCACCGCAGACTCCACCAGCTCGTCGCTGGTGAACAACACCTACTTCGACGTGGTCGAGTCGGTAGTCGATCAGCGGCTGCGCTATCCGAACTCAGCGCTCGTCGGCCTGAACATCGACGCGCGGCAATTCAGCAGCGTGCCTTCGCGCAGCTACCTGATCGACGGTCTCATCATCCGCGTGCCGAACAACTACGATCCGGATCTGCGCACCTACAGCGGGGCGTGGAACGGGGGCTTCAAGCTCGCCTTCTCGAACAACCCGGCGTGGTGCTTCTACGACCTTGTCTCGTCGACGCGCTACGGACTGGGCAATTATCTGAATGACGCGACCGTCGACAAGACCGCGCTGTACCAGATCGGCCAGTACTGCGACGAGATGGTGCCCGACGGGTTCGGCGGCATGGAGCCGAGGTTCACCTGCAACATGGTGATCAACAACCCGAAGGAAGCTTACCAGTGCATCCAGGACATGATCTCGATCTTCCGGGGCATGACCTACTGGGCGGCTGGCAACATTCTCGTGACGCAGGACGCGCCGAAGACGCCGGCGAAGAAATTCTCGCGCGCGAACGTCGTCGGCGGCAAGTTCACGTATCAGGGCACCGCGCTCAAGGATCGCCACAGCGTCGCGCTCGTGCGCTGGAACGACCCCGACCAGCAGTATCAGCAGAACACCGAGTACGTCGAGAACGCGGACGCCCTCGCCCGCTTCGGCGTGAAGGTCACCGAGATCATGGCGGTGGGCTGCACCTCGCGCGGGCAGGCTCACAGGCTCGGCCAGTGGGCTCTCCTGAGCGAGCTGGCCGACACCGACCAGGTGACGTTCCAGGCTGGTATGGACGCTGCGATGCTCACGCCAGGCGAGGTGATCTACGTCGCGGACCCGGTGCGCAGCTCGAAGCGCATTGGCGGTCGCGTGCTCAAGGCCGACCTGAACACCGTGACGCTGGACGCGCCGGTGGTGCTCGACGCTGGTCAGACGTACTCTCTGCTCTACTACGACGGCAACGGCGACAGCTACCAGACGCAGGTGCTCAACACCGCCAACACGACGGCGCTGCTGACCTTCACGGCGCCGGTGACGAATCCGCCGCAGCCGGGCTTCATGTGGGTGCTCACAGGTTCGAACCTCGTGCCGCAGACTTTTCGCGTCCTTAACGTTAAGGAGTCCGAAAAGAACCTGTTCGACGTCACGGCCGTCACCTACAACGCATCGAAGTACGCTGCGATCGACTTCAATACCAAGCTGCAGATGCCGCCGGTTGGCTATGGCGACGCGCTCGGTGCCGCGATCCCGAAATTCTGGAGCCTGACAGAGACGACGTTCCTCGCGGCGCCCGGCGTGATCGGCTCGAAGATCATCATGAGCTGGTCGGGCAACACGACGCACTTCATGATCCAGTGGCGCGTGAACGGCGGCATCTGGATGAGCGACACGACGCGCACGCCGGGCTACGAGATCGACGGCGTGACCAAGGGCGACATCTACGACTTCAAGATCTACGGTATCGCCGCGGATGGCGCGCTGTCGGCCTCGCTCGACGAGACGTACACGATCAACGGCAGCAGTGCGCCGCCCGGTGCGCCGACGTCGCTCACCGCGCAGGCCGACTTCCGCTCGGCGAAACTGAACTGGGCTGCGCCGCCCGACCTCGACCTGGCTTACTTTCAGGTGGCGTGGGCGGGATCGAACAACCTCGCCGCGGCAGGCATCGTCGGCGACAAGATCGGCAGCACGAGCTGGACAGTGGGCACTCTGACGCCGACGGTGCCTGTCTACTTCTGGGTGCGCGCGGTCGACACGAGCGGCAACGTCGGGCCGTGGAACAGCAACGTCGGCACGGTCTGCGTGCCGCTGCAAGGCGGCACGCTCGACATCGAGAACCTGGCGGTCACCAACGCGAAGATCGCGAACGCAGCGATCGGCACGGCGCAGATCCAGAACGCTGCGATCACCTCGGCGCTGATTGCCAACGCGCAGATCGTCGCGGCGCACATCGCCAACGCGCAGATCCAGAACGCACACATCCAGGATCTGTCGGTCAGTACGTTCAAGATCGGCGCGAACCAGGTGACGACGATGGTTTCAGTTTCGTCGGGCAACAACGTCTCGACGTCGTACACCGGCAGCGGCGGCATGATCCTCGTTCTCGCCAGCGGGCCTCTGAGTTCGGCCAGCACCGCGAGCGTTACCTTGAACGGCGGCGCCATCGCCAGCGGCACGATCAGTACAGGTGGCGGGACGACTGTCTCAACCATCACGCTCACCGCGGTGACCTCCTTTAACGGGACCGTGACGATGGCTACCACAGGGTTTGGCCTTGGCGTGACGACCCTAACCATGTTTGAGGCTAAACGATGAGCGATACGACAGTTACGCGCGACGAGACGCAGACCGACTACACGATCGTGGACGCGGCGGGCCGTGTGCAACAGGTCGGCAACATGCCTGCGTGGATGGTCGCTGACCAGGACGCGCACGTGCCTGACGGTGGCCACATTCTGCCGGGCAGGGCTGATTTCTACGCAGACTATGCCGACAGCAGCACCACGCCGTGGTCGCTGAAGGCACGCCCTCAAAACTCTGCAGTCCTGAGCGGTATGAAAATCTCTAACGTGCCGAACCCCTCTGCCGTTACAATCGGCGGCGATGAGCCGGTCATGGTCACCGACGGCGAGGTCGAGCTGGAATTCACCCAGCCGGGCACGTTCGATATTAAGGTGTCCTCATGGCCTATGCTAGACGTAACCTTTAGCGTGACCGTGCCGTGAAGATCACACACAACCCCGACCATCGACCGCTGCGCGCGGCGGCGTACCCCAGCGTTGGCGACCAGCTTGACGCGCTGTGGAAGATCGTTGAAGCGCTGACGACACACACCGCTCCCCCGCCTGACGCGCTGGCGGTGTACGCGCAGGTGCAGTCGGTGAAGGCGAAGTACAGGAACAGGAGTACGAAATGAGCGGCGCTGCATATGACCTGAAGATCGAGCAGGGGGACGACTGGAGCCCGATCTGGACGCTGCGCTATCGCGGCTCGCAGCAGCCCTTCGATCTTACGGGCTACACCGCGAAGATGCAGATCCGCTCGACCTACTACGCAGCGGCGAAGCTGGTCGACCTGGTGTCGCCGGCGGGAATCATCCTCGGCGGCGTCGCCGGAACGGTTCAGCCGGTGATCAGCGACGCTCAGACGATGACGCTGATCCCGGCAGGGGCGCCGGCCCCGAACCCGGTGAACGTCAAGATCAACGACCGGGCGTACACGCTGGTAGGCGTGTACGACCTGAAGATCACCAGCGCAGGCGGCGTGACGACGACTGTCGCCGGTGGCCGTGTGCTCGTGTCGCCCGACGTAACCCGATAAACAGGACCAGACATGGCATCGGATCTCGAACTTGTAGTAGACGAAACCGTCATCGAGCTGGTTGACTCTGACGTAGGCGGCACGGCTGCGGGCGCGGCTGCGGGCAGCGCAACTGCGGCTGCGGGCAGCGCAACTGCGGCGAGCGCTTCGAAGGACGCTGCAGCTACCAGCGCAGCCGCCGCACTCGCGTCGAAAAACGCAGCTGGCACCAGTGAGACGAACGCGGCCACGAGCGCAGCTGCCGCACTCGCGTCGAAAAACGCAGCTGGCACCAGTGAGACGAATGCAGCTACCAGCGCAGCCGCCGCACTCGCGTCGAAAAACGCAGCTGGCACCAGTGAGACGAACGCGGCCACGAGCGCA